GTCTGAATAGTTGCCAAGCTCACAAGCATTCAGCATTCCTTTAACCAATAACTCAACGCTTTTTTTATCTAAAGAACTTAAAATGCTTGGAACTTTAGGGGCGAGTTTTCTGTCTTTTGTGCTTCCTGTGGGCAAATCTTCAACTGGCGTGGTTTCAGTAGGCTCACGCTCTTCTCCCACATCGATATCGCCATCGCCACCAGATTCTCCGCTTTCGGTGTCTTGTGGTTTAATGGGAGGAACATCGATTCCTCCATCTTCACCATTATCACTTGATTCTTCTGGTGGCTCTTGATTGCCTTGAATAATGTTAGGCTCTGCTTGTGGAACCATTCCGCCCCCGGCTTGAGCCTGTGCAAAAGTGGCGGTTGCCAAAATGTCGGAGATTGCGGTTGCCGGGATATTGTATTTTTCGGCAAGGTCGGTGATCATCTTAGTTTCCCTTGCCCTCTGCTGAATAGACGATTCAAAATCTAGGCCACGCTCACTATAAATATCAGCCGCCGTTCTTAGGCCGCTCTTAAACTCTGCTATCGCTGATGCAGACTCCCGGCCCAAATCAATAGAGACGCTTGCGCCAAAATTAAAAACGCCCTTGGTTGTTTTGGTTCCAACATTATTCTTAATTAGCCCCCTAGCAATTCCATCAGCGATAACGATGTTTTTGATTGGGCGAAGCACCTTGTCCTCAAGCAATTTTTGATGCCGCTTGAAGGTGCGGGATGCTTGTTGCATTTCAAGACGAGCAGTCGGGCCAGACATGGCCGAGGGATCAACGGCAAACGAATAGGGAATGCCAACACCCATGCAGATATTCCGAAGAAGAATCTTATGAAACTCTTGGAATCCGTTGCCGGGGCGGTTTGGCGAATCGGGAAATTGCATTTCCTCCCCCGGCTCCAAGTAGGTAATCCGTCCCGGTTCGATGCTTTCAATCTTAATGGTCTGATTATTGGAATCTAAATCATTGGTGAGATTGGCTAGGTCGGATGCGTTGTTGTTGGTGCGCTTGATAATTCCGCCTTGCGAGCTTGCAATCTTGGCGGCCATCTTCTCCATCTGCACGATCTCGTAGATATCCGTAGCGTCATTAATTGCGGTGCAAAAAGCCGTCACGCCTCGGTATTGGTCGATCCTAAGCGGATCGTATAGGTGGAAAACTTGGTTGGCCGGGATTGTTGCTTGGAACATATAAGCGTTGCCAAATGTCCTTAAATAGACATCATATCCATCTGGTGCGCCTGTCTCTTGGTTAATGTGGATTCCTCCAATCAGATTCAAGCTAGTATAGGTGCGGAACGGATCGCCAATTCGATCTGCCTCGATTCCTTGTAAGCGCAAATCTCCTTCTTGAGTGCGAGCTAATACAAAGAAAAAGTCACCATCCCGAAGCATGGACATCGTGGCGATTTGCATAAGGATTGATCCTGTATGCCGTCCAGAAAGATCGCACTTATCCCACCAGCTATTCCAATAAGCCTCGACCTCACTATTTACATTCTGATCTGTGGTTCTGGCTTGATAGGTGATATTGGCCGCCACATGAGTCGCAAATTTCAAAAGCAAGGAACGCACAAGTCCGAAGTTCTGATCCAAGTCCCTAGCCCTTTTCATCATCTCAACCCGATCATAGTTTGATCGGAAGCCCTCTGCCCCGGTTAGCTGGCTAGGCACTCTCCGCTGACGATTATACATTGTAGCGTCATATTCAAACTTGGTTAGCTTTGCCCGACTAGCCAGACGCTCCACCGCCGCATTGGGATTGAAAAAGGCAACCGCCTTATCAATCAAATTTAACTCTACTTTTTTCACGCTCCGCCCATTGTCCGACTAGGCCCGAAGCTAGCATAGGTATGATAGACTTGCGTGTTTGATGCTCTGCGAATTGCCAGATTCAACTCGGCAATGGTATCCCTAACCTCGGCAAGATTGGCTCGGCTGAAAGAACGCCCGGCTATGCTATAGCTCGCCCCTGCCACCGCTATCGCCTCAAGACAAGTGATATACTTATCACGCAGTGAGGTTAAGGTAGCAAGCGGCAAACCAACAAATACTCCGCTAGCCATGCAGTTCCTCCTCTGTCAAACTTGCGGGTATGACTTTTAATCTGCCGTGCAAAGCCGCCCCGCATAGTCCCATGCACTCGCAATCCATTAAGTGATTGTTCTTTCCAATCTGCTTCCAAACTCGGCGAGTGCGTCCTGTAAGTGGATTCTTAACCTCTACCTTTACCTCTGAATCAATATGAACCTTCCAAACATCGGGAGTATCCTCTGCAATAAAGCCATCTGTTTTGAGCAAGGTTGCCAATATGTCCTTGAATACTGGATTCGACCACCGCCAGACAGGGCATAGCTTCCACTTCCAACCTACCTTTGAGCCTGTGGTCTTTCCGCTGAATGGATCGCCATTGGCTAATCTTGAATATGGCCTTTGCACTTTTAGATCGCCTGTAATTTCTGAAAAGCTGGTTTTATCTGAACCAACAAGCGCAATAAAACCCCATTCGCAACAATGCAGATATACATCCCTAGTCTGATCCCCCGAATCTATAAAGCAACATTTTGGCTCGACATTATACTCTTCTTGCTTGGCCTTAATATCGCCCCAAGTCTCTAGCCTTCCAGCCCATACCAATCTACTTTTGCCCTCGGCATCCCAAGCCCGAACAATGCACCAAGCATGAAATCCTCCAGCCTCTTGAATGTCGCAAGCCATGATGAGTTTCTCACCCATGCGAACCTCGCCCATGCGATAGGCTCCCGGTTTTATGTCGATCTTCTCTTGATCGTGTTCCATCCAAGGCTCGGCCAGAACTCGATTCACAAAGTCTTGCAAGCCCAGAATCCCGCCATGCTTATCTTGTAGGAACTTAACCGCTAGGGAACCGAAAGTTGCCCACGGAGCGTATAGGCCGTTGAGGTGATAGGATCTCCGCCCCGGCTCTCCTTTTGGATTGGTTGGCATCCATTCACCCTCCCGAAGCATCTTCGTCTTTTGACCATCTGTAATCTTGCCCCTGCATCCATCGCATTCATAATAGGCCGAACTCTTAACGATGCTGAAATCATACACGCCCTCTTCAATCTTGGCCTTTTCATCCCACTTAACTTGCCCCCAAAGTAATTTCTGCTTCATACCACAATGAGGACATGGCACAAAGTAAAAGCGCATATCTCCCTTTTGCCATTCAGACCAGATGATTGAATCTGCCGTTGTTGGAGTGCTGGTGCTAACTACAAGATGATTTGGATATGTAGCCACTCTAGCCTCGGCCAACTGCAACGCCCCTGCCTCCTTGGAGCCTGTGCCATCCGAAAACTTATCCACCTCATCGAGCATAAGTAGCGCAACGGATCGGCTTGAAAGGTTGGCGGGGCTATTGCTACCTACAAACCATAGCGACATCTTGCGGAAATGTTGTTCTAGGATTTTAATTTTGTCGGTATTGTCTGGCTTTTCTTTGGCTAAGATTGGGCAATCATCAATCATTGGAAGCCATCGAGTTTCAGAGAACGATCTAGCCAAAGCCTCCGATGGCATCACCCACAAACTAGGACAAGGGGCTTCTGCCAGTCTATACGCCAGCCCTGCAAGGATCGTGGTTGTCTTTGAGGTTTGCGCTCCCCAAACAAGCGTCAATCTTCTTACCGCATCATTTCCAAAACATTCTAGCGGCTCTCTGCAATAGGGAGTCAAATTTGTCGAGTATGGGCCGGGTATGTTCGTCACCCTCGCAGACAACATCAAATTTTTCTCTGCCCATTCGGTAATACTTAACCTTGGCCTTGGCTGATACAATTCCTTGATGAAGCTGGTCGGGTTCATTCATTTTCTGCAAATAGCGCAGATTCTTCTTTTCTATTGTTTTGTTTTCTGGCTTTTTTAATCTGCTTGTATTTTTCGTACGCCTCGCTTTTTGGCTGGGCTTGACCTAGGCCCTTGCACCAATAGTCGTTTCTTAATAATACTCTACACATTCTTCTCCAAGATGGAGCCCAACATTTTACTTCTAATTCGTGCGGTGCTTCTTCTGGTATTGTTGCATATCCCCTTTGATGCCACCCGTAGATAAACTTCTTAAATCTTATGGCATAATGATCCCTTGTTTTTTGCGGCATTGTTGCAAGCAGAAGATTACAAAAACTTTTCCAAGTATGCTTTTCTGGTTTTGTTATCTTGTTATATCCATTTATGTTTCCTCTTTCCTCTATATACAAAGAGCCAGAATTAGCTCCATTTACCCTAGCTATTAGCTTAAACCAAGTTTGTGGCTCTAGAATGTGATATAACCAAAGCCCCCTTCTTTGGTCGTCTCCAAATGGTTGACACAATCTTTGCTGACTAATCTTTACCCCGGCCATATGCATTTTGTCGTATATTCTATTGTGCGGCTTGTCTTTGTATTTTGAGTGAAATCTCCATATATCTTCAGTTAGCCAATCATATATGGGATAAACATTATAGACATTATCTACTATTTTTGTTGTCCATCTGCGACCACCAAGCATAAGGTCTTTCTTTTCCCAAGTTGCAATAGCGCAATATCTGTGAAGGCTTTCTTGTGCTCTAATTCCAATAAACCCGGCGGTTTTTTTGCCTTGCCCATACCATTCACCAAATAAAACAATAAATTCCTCAAACTCCATTCCATCCATTCCAAACGGATAGTCTTTTATTCCTTTCGCAAATGGCGGCTTTTCCCTTACCCAAATATCTTTCTTTTCCTCATCCCAAGCCTTCCATCTTGGTTCATAGTTTGTTACCGCATTTCTTAAAAGCATTGGAACGCATATCCAATGTGGATCAATGTTATCTCTATACATTTGAAACATTTCTTTGGCGTGAGCTATTGTTTCAGAGTATTGAGCCTCAAGATCAATAAACATTACACCTATCTTTTTGTTCCTCTTTATGGCCTCTTCCATAACAAGGTGAAACATCACGCTACTATCTTTGCCGCCAGAAAAAGCTATATATTGCCTTTCTGTATTATCGAATGTTTCACTTATTCTTTTCCGTGACGCATCCAATACGCTAACATTGTGATATCTTTTAATTGCCATATCAATAAATATCGGATTGCCGATCTCCAGAGTAAGCCTCTTCCATGGTGACTTCTTTTCGTTTGTTTTCAACTAACCACTTGTTTAGGTATTTCAAGGCAGACTGATTGGCCGCTTCTTGCTCGATTTCTGTAAGCAAAAAGAACCCGCCCCGGTATGAAGATGGTATTCCAAGGGCATAGCAAGCTGACGCTTGCCCAAGCCAAGCAATTCTATTCATAGAGCTATTGGTTAGGTAATGCTCGCAAGAGTTTTTCCATTCTGTAATTACTTTTTTTAATGTTGCTTCAAATTTTGGAATATCTGATAAGAATTTACGATATTCCTCTTCGCACTCGGTCTTGGTCATGTCTTCTTTGGTTGTGGCATAAAATCCGGCTTTATGGCATTCCCACTTTTCGTATGTATGAAATATCCTATTTTCATCACTTGTATTAACAGTTCTGAACTTTTCGGCCTCTTCGCCATAGGTTGAAATGTCGTCCGTAAGTTCTTCAAAATCCTTTTCTGTTACTTGGCCTTCAATGTCCCAAGACTTTGAGAATTGCTGATCTTGGAATAAGTCGGCTAATCCAGTTATCTGGCACAATCTTAAAATCTCATCTTGGTCCATGCCAAGCTCCCTAGAGATTTTCTCGTCTGCCCAGTTTCGCCTTTTTAGCTCAACAACAATATCCGACATGGCCTCGACCTTATGCTTTCCCCTTGCTCGATTGTGGCGAATTGTTGCGGCTATGCGATCACTCTTATCTGTTCTGTCCTCTTTAATTTTTACGATTGGCAAATAGCCCATCACCCTCGTTTTAATATCTAAGTCTTCTTTGCCGCATCGATTTCTATGGAAACCGTCAATAACCTCAAATTGACCATTTTCATCTGGCATCGCTACGATTGGTTGCGTATAGCCATCAGATAAAATTGATACTTTCAGAAGCTCCATTTCTGGTGGAGCAACGCTATTTGGGTTATAGTCGTTGGCATGGACATCATTTTGCTTTACCCATAAAACGCAATCAACTGGTTCTGATGCAAATGGGCTTATTTTGTGAAGCTCAACCCGCATTTCGTTAATTGCATTTACACGATCTTCCAGAGGAAGTTTTCCAATCTCCGCTATGTATTTTGATATTGAGGATTTCATTTAACCTTTATTAAGTCCCGCCCCTTGGCTTGTCAATTATCTTTTTATTAAATAATCTTTTGCATAAGCAACCTGTGGATTGTTGTGAATCCATTGATGACAACGATTGCAAACGCTCATAAAAAAGTTTTTGTCATTTAGCCTTTCTTGAAATCTTCCTCTTTTGTGATGAATTTGATCTGATTTTTTACCACATATTATACATGAAGGATTTAATATAAGATATTCTTGTCTTACCTTTGTATATTCCTTGATCTGCTTTGCTCGCTTCTTGGATACTGGGCGAAGCCGTCCGCCTCGCTTGAGGGGTGTTTTGCGTTTAAGTGGAGAGCGTTTCATAGGTCAAACAAGTTGCAGATGAACGCCACCATAACCATCCCAAGCACGATGACAATAAAACATTCGTTCATTTGAACCCCTCCTGTGCTTTTTGTATTGCGATGAAAATTTGATCTACGCCTTCTTGAATGGCGGTCTTGGCACACTCTGGATCACTTGGGTTGGCTCTGGTTGCAAGGCTGGCCGGGAGCGCATCCAGTAGTGACCGAATCTGTCCCAAAAATTTCGTATATATTTCTTGCACTTCGCTTGTTCGCATTGTGGCCTTGGTTAGTTCTTCGAACTGAGCGTGTTCGATCTCGGCCTCGCTTACCCTTTTCTTTGCCTCGCCCCATCCTTGAATTGCCGCCCTCATCGCCACCGGGTTTCCGTCTCGGCTTGCTCTGGCTACTAACGAGTAGGCAACTAGCTCCGCCCTCCTTGCACGAATCAATCTGCCATTCGTTGTCTCCTGTTTGAGTGATTCGGCAAAGTCCGACAGATCGGATGGCTCCGAGGAGTTGGTCGATGGTTTGAGGATTGGCTGAACTCGGCTTGGCTTTTTCTGGTTTAGCAATCGCCATCGGCTTGCGTCTGCCTCGGAGGTGAGGGGCATTCCGTTTTTGACCATTCTTGATATAAGTCCCTTGTCCACGCCCCACGCCTCGCATAGTTGTTTCTGGCTTATCATTCATTATAGGGGGCGGCCACAAGCCTCGCACTTTTCTCCCTCTCCCTTTTCAGTCTCGCCATCGCCAGTCTGTTCCATCATTTCTGCGATTTCATCCATGCCAAATCCAGTAATCTCCAAGTCTAGTTCCCCGGTGTCGATCTCTTCCAATAGGTCTTTGAGTTGCGGGATGTCGAACTCGCCACTTAATTTGTTAAGGGCTATGTTCGCCGCCTTCTCTTTGTCCAGCGGTAGATCGACCGCCCAAACCTCCACCTCTTTTTTGCCCATCGCTTGGTAGCACTTCAACCGCTGATGGCCGCCCACGATATTCCCTGTTCGATGATTCCAAGTGATCGGTTGAAGATCGCCAAGCTCTGATAAACTTTTAGTCAATCGCTCAAGGGCTTCATCAGAGATTTTTCGAGGATTGTATGGTGCGGGACAAAGCTCGCTGACTTGTTTTTTTAGAATGCAAGGGAATTTCATGGCGTTTGTGTATCAATCACTTGCAAAAGCACTTTTAAGATGCGTGGACATAAGTGATTGATGCTCAACTCGTACAGAATTTGATCGCCTCGGAACCTGTTTGGAAGTTGGCACGCCTTGGGAAGCCTTCTAAGTCGTTGGGGGTGGGGGGGATGCGCCGATCGATCTCCGAAAATTTTTCCCCGAAATTTTTTGAGTTCATCGCTCGCTCGCTCCGTCAGTTGCTTTGGAATTTTTGTGTTTGCTTATTGTGATCATTCGCCACCAGCCTCCCGGTATGCTTGTACGATTGGTTTTGCTTCTTCAATAAATTCGTTTCGTTGCTTGTCGCTCCAATCTTTCACGCTCTTACTTGCAATCCATTGTCTTGCTCGCACGATGTAGTCATGCCATAGCTTCTCAGCTTTGGGGATGGAGGTCTCGATTGGATCTGGCAATACCCCGGCCCATAGTGCCAGTTGCTTTAGTTGTGTGGAATTTGGTGCTGTTAAAGTTGGTCGGTTCTTTGCAACTCTTTCCAGCCTTCTTGCCTGTTCTCCATTGATTCCCGCTATTTCTAAAACTAAATCAACCTCAAGTTCTTCTGCCTTGGCTGACAGAATGATATCACCAGCGTCAGCGGCTAGGGATATTGCTCCCCCCATATTTTTAATAGCCTCTTCTTTTGCCTCTTCTAATTTGGCGATGGTTTTCTTTAGCTCCATCCCTATCTGCTTTTCATTGTTGCTCATAGGATCTCCGTTGGTTAGGCATCGGCATAGGCTGGAGCTTCGGCCTCAACCTCGTCCTCTGCTGGTGGTTCGATCTCTCGAAATCTCTCTGCATTAAAGCCTCGTTCCGGGTAAGGCGATTGTGTGGATCGTGGATTCTCGATGCCCTCTAAAAGCACATAGACCTCACCCGGCTCACCGTTTATTGATACCCCAACGCCCATGTCTCTGATCGTGTAGATCGGGCCTTCAATGGGGAACCGCCAATAGAACTGGCTCAGTTCCTTCGGGAACTGGTCATCAACGCAGACAACCTTTGAGCCTACTTGCATCGCTTTTTCAATCCCTTCTGCCATGCGTCCACATTCCACTTTGGGCATTCCTCCCGCCTTCTTGCGTGCACCCGCTTGGCTCGTTCCCTGTAAATCTCTTTTACCCGGTCGCTCCGTTGCACCCTAAAGAATAGTCCTGTCCTTTTGCGGAACTCGGATAGGCGAGCGCACAAGGCGGCTCGTGTATAGGGCTTTCCTGTATTGGGATTGATGTATTTCTTGGCTAGGCTGGTAAGGCTTTCTGGGGATCGGTTCTCGACTACTGCTAGAATCGCCTCGTCCAAAGTGTCATCCCGCTTGTGCCGTATGGTCGGGGTGTTGCCTTCGGTCTTAATCTTTGCCTCTATAATTGAGGCCATTTCCTTTGCCAGTTTATCGAGGTTCACCGTTTTATTCATGTCCCCTAGCTTTGCCAATCGCTCCCGCATCTCGTCCTCAAGCGTGTCGATGGCATCCGCCATGTTTGGCGTATAGCTGGCGAGCATTGAGTCCGCCGGGTCTTGGCCCTGCGGGTTCATTCAATCGCCACCCTTGCATACCGCCCCACTCGGTTCATTTCCCGCTGGGCTTGGCGTTCGGTTTTATAGAATACATCCACAACTGGTGCGCCCTTGCTTGCTTTCCGGGCGATGACCGCCGTCCCGGTGTCGTGTGCAACATATCGTTTGCCCTCAACAATAACATTCGATCCGTAGGGGATTATCCTCGGATCAACGGCACAAGACTTTCCGCTGACAAGTCGCTTCCCGGTTGAGCTTTTAAGGTCGCTTGTCCAGCCGTCCTCGTTCTGCCAATAGGCAGTAATGCGACACATCATTACCTTTTTGGGAGTCTTGCGTTCTAGCTTTTTGTTAATGTAGATCGTGCTTGCTTGTGCATTCATCCCCATAACCATCGCCAGCACCGCACCCCAGAACATACCGCACCGTTTAATCTTGCCCTTTGCCTCTAGTTTTCTGGCGTGATACTGCACCGACCCTTGGCAAACCTTGAGCGTTTTGGCTATCACGGCAGTTGGGATTCCGTTCTTTAGAAGTTCGGCTACCGATGCCCGGATAAGATCGATCTTTTCTTGGGATCGATTAGGAGCATACAGCTTTTTCAAGTCGCACTCAAAAAGGAGCGATTCAAGAATAGCCTTGGCCTTCACTTCTGCGGAACTAATCATTTCTTTTGCCTAGCTTTAAGCTATGTTTCGTCAAGTGGATGGTTTAATTATTCACAGGCTATTTTTTTTAGCATTGAGATTCCTGTATTTGTAATTATGCAAACCATCTGTAGTTCATTAGCTGATGAGTTGCGCTTTTCTCCATTCGGCATAATAAGTCCAAGCTCTCGAAGTTCTGAGCATCGCTTCCAATAACAGCATTTTGGTTTTTGTGATAGACCGCTGACATTCCCTGCCTCCTCATCCGTAAGTCCTAGCGTTGGGAACTCTTGCCGTTGTGATTCCGCAAAGTAGGCTAGTAGAATCGTATGTCTTTGCGATCCCGCCCGAATCCTTGCCGACTTCCCCGCAATCTTAGAAGTTTCTGGATCGGTGCTTCGATAGTTCTGCCCCGGCTCCACAAAGTCCATCGTCATTTGACTGGCGATGTGGTAACTCATTTTTTCTTTCTCCGATAATGCTCAAATGCCTCTGGGTTTCCCTTGTTCCACGCCTTGCGAGCCGTAAAGTTTTGTTTTCTAGCAAACAAGATAGTGCCGTGATCGCATCCCCACGCTTTTGCCAAGGCATTCACCGAGATGCCTGTCTTTAACTGCTCTTTCCAAAGGCTCCATCTCCGCTGAACCACATGATATTCCCGGTTGCGCCTGTGCTTTTGGCCTTTCTGCTTAATATGGCGTAGTTCGTCTGGAACCACGATTGGGGTATCTAGGGTCGTTTCTTTCACCAAACGCCCTTCTGAGGCCAATTCTGTGCGAATTTGAGCCATTGTAGCGTAGAGTGAGGCCAGTTTTTGGTTCATTTCGTTTCGTTCCTGTTCCAGCATGGTGATCCTATGAATGGCGGCTGGTAAGGCAAGTTCGTGTAGTTTGTTCATTTTGTAACCTCAACATAAATGCAGTTTTCCCGCAATCTTCTATATGTTGAATATTCAAGATCAGACTTTGTTTCTGATCTTGTTTGATTGTTTGATGTGATAATGTTTAATTTTTTGTTGGCATATCTTTTTTCAATCAATAACGAGAATCCACTTACCACCATCTGTGTATTTGGTTCTTTGCCAAGATCATCAATCAATAAAATTGAATATTTAGAAAGCCTGTCGATCTCTCGCTCTCTGCCATCCCATGCTGGCATAGACATTTTTATGCCTAGTTCTACGGCATTTATGGCTTCAACCGAGTATCCCATAAACAATTTTTGCTTTAACAAAAGGTATGCCATCCTTGTTTTTTGTGTTCCCGATTCTCCGTTAAGCCAAAGGTTTTTGCCTTCGTGCGGATTCCATGATAAAACAAAATCTAGTCTTTCTTTTTTAATTTTATTTTCATCAGTTTCTCTATAAAGTATTGGGCATATTTTATTCCATCTTTCTTTTCTTTGCTCCTCAATTTTTCTATTTTCCCTTTGAATAATGTAAGCATCCCAGTCTGGTATAACCTCATTATTTTTTTCACTACCAACCATTTGAAGTGCTAGGTCTATAATATTTTCATTCATAATTTTACCCTTGTTTCACCCTCAACAATTAGATCATTGAAGGTATTAGTTGTTTTTCCTTTCTGGTTTGTTGTTTGATTCCTCCGCTGACAATTTCTGGCGCAAGCCTTCCAATCCTTAACCGGGGCACGGCCTCCGACTTTCCATCCGTTGCTCTCGTAATAGTCAAAAGCCGATTCCGCATCCCTTGTATTCCATTTGATTTCATTTGCATAAGCAATCCAATCAGAGCGAGTGGGACGCACAAGCGTCCTCTCTCTTTCTTTATTATTTGTCTTACTATTACTTTTACTATTACTTTTACTATTACTATTACTATTACTATTATTATTATTATATACGATAGATGGAGCATCTTTGGTGCATCTATGATACATCCTTGAAGCATATCCAGCGGATCTTTGCTCCATCTTTAGTAAGCCAGCCGCCACTCCTTTATGGTATATTGCTCCATCTTTAATTTCATAAACCCCTGTAACCTCAAGCTCTTGTAATAATGGTTTAGCATCTTGACCAACCATTCTGCTTATCTGTTCCGGGGTTGGAGCATTCCCATTGATAGTCAGCTTGCCTTCGGAGTTTGCCTTATACATTAGGCATAGAAGGTGAATCCATAGCCCTTTTGCCGCAAGGCTAACTAAAGCCAGCTTTTCATTCGCCAACCAGCGGTTAGGCTCAAAGGGGAACCAAAAAGAATCTCGCTTCATTTCTTTCCCTCCTTATCCCGCTTTTGATACTTTTTGGCTCGCTCTAAAAGCTCCTTGGTTACTTTATGACTGAACTCTAACTGTGTTATGATGTCCTTATAGTTCTGATGCTGGGCATGGCTGAACTCATTAAACAATTCTTTCAGCCTTCCCCGGATATATCCGTGGAACTCATCGACAAGTTTTAATCTTTTAACGCTCATGGCCGAGGAGCCTTAGGCCACTCGGCCCATTGGGTTAGCTCTGTGCAGACTTGCCATCCATTGGAATAAAAGTTTCCAGATAGATACCGACCTCCAACCACATCTGAGCCAGTATCAATTAGCACTTTAGCGTTCTCCTTTGGTTTGTCTCGTTTGCCTCGCCATTCCAACATCGACCATCGCACAACT